CTAGCAGCGGCAGAGCGGGCTGCGGCATCTGGCGACGTTGTAGCGATGCTAGTGGCGTACAAAGACCTGTGCAGCTACGGTGACTGACGCGCGCTGATCGAGGATGAGCGATGAAAGCGATGACGACTCTTTGCCGGATCCGTGAGCATCAGCCGTGCGCGGACGGCTGGGAAAAATTGCTTCGTGAACTTGGGAAGATCAAGGCTGACGATGAACAACTGACGCTGGCTATGGTGCTCGACAGTAACGGCTTCGCCGACGCGCTTTGGTGCCTGCGTGCATCGGACGTGCCGCTCACGAGGGTCGCCGAGTTTGCGGCGCGCTGCGCGCAGCACGTCGAGCATCAGACTGGAGTGTCCGCAGAGACCGCGACTTATTGGGCCGTGAAGGCGAAAATGGCAGCGGCCTATTTGGCGAAGGAGGCGGAAGAAGCGGCGGCGGAAACGGCGGCCTATTTGGCCGAGGAAGCGGCAGTTGCGGTGCTGGAGGCGGAATCGGAATCGGAAGCCGCCTACTTCGCCGAGCGCGACTGGCAGCGCACGCTGTTCGTCGAGATGTTCTGCTCGGAGGATGCATGAGGATTGACCACACGTTTCTATGCGCAACGCTGCGCGCGTTGTATGCGCAGAACGGCACTGACTACGTTCAGACAGCGGCTGATGAGATTGAACGGCTAGACGCTGAGATTGAACGGCTGCGCGCCGATGCCGAGCGGTATCGGTGGCTGCGCGAGAACGCAGTGCACGAAAAGCCACTAGGCGATAAGTACATCAAGTTCCATTGTGACTTTGAAACGTGGAACGACGTTGACGCTGCTATTGACGCAGCGATGCAGGAGAGCGGATATGACTGACCGCGAACTGTTGAAGCGCGCGGCCCGCGCTGTTCTCCATATCCACCCGGATTTTGACCAGTCCGAGTCTTGGTGGGATGGGTTCCTGTCGGGATGGAACCCGCTCGACGACGACGGTGACGCACTTCGGTTGCTGGTCGCGATCGACGGGTATGTGGTGACGGATCACCACGAGAAAGTCGTGCGCGCAACTGGCTTGTTCGGGTCGGGTGTGCGCGAGGACTACGGCAACGACCGACAGGCCGCCGTGCGCCGCGCCATCGTGCGCGCAGCGGCAGAACTTGCATATCTCGGAAAGGAGCAGTGATGCGATACCTCTCCCTGTTTGACGGGATTGGCGCGGCGAGCGTGGCGTGGGAGCCGCTTGGGTGGGAGTGCGTCGGCGTTTCGGAAATTGAGAGGTTCCCGATTGCGGTCACATCCCACCATAGGCCGAGCGTGCCGCATCTTGGTGATGTCACGAAGATCACAGAAAGCCAGGTCTCTGCTCTCGGTCACATCGACTTGATCGTTGGTGGGTTTCCATGTCAAGACCTTTCGGTTGCCGGCAAACGCGCAGGACTGAGAAATGAAGATGGATCGACAACTCGAAGCGGACTTTTCTTCAATGCAATGCGAATTGTTCAGTGGGCACGAAAGCACTGTGGACTTCGATATTTGCTCATCGAGAACGTCCCTGGGCTCTACTCAAGCAACAAGGGCCGAGACTTTGCTGCCGTGGTTGGAGAAATGGTTGGGACCGAGTTTGACGTACCGCGAGACGGCTGGAGAAATGCCGGTTTTGCAATCGGCCCGGAAGCGTTGTGCGAGTGGGCAACTCTGGATGCACAGTTCTTCAACGTGGCGCAACGGCGGGTCCGTGTGTTCGCTCTCGCAGATTTTGGAAACTGGTCAAATCGACCGCCGATACTTCTTGAGCGCGACAGCCTGCGCGGGGATTCTGCGCCGCGCCGCGAAGCGGGGGAAGGCGCTACCGGAATCGCTGGCGGCGGCCCTGACGGCGGTCGCCTCTCGGGCACCGTGAGCAGCAAGTGGGCGAAGGGAACCGGCGGACCGGCGGGCGATGAGTGCTGCAGCCTGATAGCCCACACCCTGCGCGGCCAAGCACAGTCATCGCATCGTGCCGATAGTGAAACCTATGTCGCCCACACCCGGCGCGGCGAAGGCTTTGACGCCAGCGAGGACGGAACGGGGAGAGGGACGCCGATCGTGCCGGTGGCCTTCATGGCCGACGACTACAAGGGCGGCGGCTATGAGGAATGCGACACAGCAAGGCCCCTGGCGACGAGCGCGGATCGAACGCGGGCGGCGCCGATTGCCGCGCATCGGACCGCAGTGCGACGACTGACACCTCGCGAATGCGAGCGTCTACAGGGCTTCCCGGACGATTGGACCGCGATCCCGTGGCGCGAGAAACCCGCCGAACAATGCCCCGGCGGCCCGCGATACACGGCTATCGGCAACAGCATGGCCGTGCCTGTGATGCTATGGATCGGCCAACAGATCAAGGGGGTGATATGACTACGTTCTATCGACGCCGCAACTACCGCGGCGACAGCGCGATGCAGATGCTGGGCAGCCTGCTCCTGGTCCTCGGCTCGATCTCATTCGTTGCGCTGTGCATCGTCGCGGCCGACGGCTGGCTGTTCGGCGCCGGTTCGCTGGCCGACGCGCTCGCGAGGATGCGGCCGTGAGTGCGTCAGGGTACTTACACATCTATGCACAGCACTTGTGGCATGACGATGCGCACATCGTTGGCGACGAGGCCGCCTTGCGGGCGTTGCGCGAGGCTATAGACGCCGCCATTCGTCGCGGCGCGGCATCGTCAAGTTATATCTTCACCTGCGACGGCGAAGGTTATCGAGTGCGCGTCGTCCGTCGAGCAACCAATGATCTGCCCGTGCCGTATGTTGACCCGCTCGCGGCAGATAACAGCCCGTTCCCTGATGACCTGAAACGCACTCTGAACGGTCTGAGCAACAAATGATCGCAACCATCATGCCTGAACTCGTACTGATTCGCGGCCTGCCTGGCAGCGGAAAGTCGACGCTTGCTCGGGCGATGAGGACGACTCATGCGCACGTCGAAGCGGACATGTACTTCACGGTCAACGGTTTCTATTTCTACAACTCGGCGTGGTTGCAGCGCGCGCACGACTGGTGCCAACGCGCCGCAGAAGCGGCACTTGAAGCCGGATGCTCTGTCGTGGTTGCGAACACGTTCACTCGCAACATCGAAATGCGACCGTATGCTGATATGGCGCGACGGTGCGGCGCGTCGCTGCGCGTGATCGAGGCGACCGGCGATTGGCCGAACGTGCATAACGTGCCTCCTGCGGCCATCAAACGGATGCGTGCACGATGGGAACCGCTTGATGCAACTATCTACGCAGCGAGGGGGAAGGAATGATCCACTGGAAAATTGGCCGTGAGTATGCGCCGTTTCACCCTGACGCAAGCCACGTCGGACCCTACTACCGGGACGGATGGAATGCCTGTTATTGGGCGGCGGATACCGAGATCGAACAACTGCGCGCCGAAATCGACCGGCTGCGCGCCGAGATCGACCGGCTGCGCGAGGGGTTGAATAGCCATGCCACTGACTTGCACCTGCCGCAACCGATGAGCGACGAAACGGCTGCACAGCAAGTGAGTCTCGGCGAACTGATGCGCCAGCAGCGTGCGACCCGGATGGTTGCAGGGGCTTACCCGGACGGAAATCCTAACGCGGCGGCTCGGCACATCGCTTCTCAGACTGCACAAGCGCAGCGAATGAGCGTTGAGCAGACACAAGCCGCAATCGACGTACTCGCCGAGCGACGCCGGCAGGTCGAGGTCGAGGGGTGGACGGCCGAGCATGACGACGATCATGCGCTCGGAGAAATCGCTGCTTTAGCGACCTTCTACGCTATGCCAGACGGCGCGAGGGAATGGGACGCCACCAGCACCGGCTACGGCCGCACACTAGGCGCCGCGATGCTGCCGGAAGGGTGGACCGCGCGAGCCGGCACAGATAGGCGGCGCGATCTCGTCAAAGCCGGTGCGCTGATCATCGCCGAGATCGAGCGGTTGGATCGCGCCGCAGCAAAGGAGCGGAAATGACCTACACAGACCGCGCAATCGAGCAGATTCGGGCGGCGCTGGCCGATCCGTCGATCCACGACGATGACATGCGCGCCCTGCTTGACGAACTCGACCGGCTGCGCGATGCGATCAAGGCACCGGATCGCCGACCGATTTTGACTGGCGCCGAGAAAGACACGCTGATTGCACTGGTTGAGCAAGGCCCGTTGTGGGATGGCGACGTGCCAAGCAAGCAGGGCCGCGACGCGCTGGTGCGGCGCGGGCTGGCCGCGCAGATTATGGTGAAGAGCGATGACGGATGGCAGGCCGCGACCTACGCCGGCCGCGATGCCTACCGGGCGTTGTTCCCGGGGCCAGATGGCCCGGCTGACACGACCAACGAGGCTAAGGCGAACCGATTTACGCGGCGCGCGATTAACAGTGCTCGATCGCGGCCCTAGCAATGCGCCCTGCGGGCGTATGTGCGCTTGCGCCACGGCGCATGACGACCTGCGCGGCTACGGTGACTGATTCCGGGACAGGCAACGAAAAAAGCCCCGCCTCGCGGCGGGGGAAACTCCGCGCGAGTATGGCGTCGCGCAGAGTGAGGAGACTCGGTTAGCGTGCCCGGCGGGCGTATGTTCGCTCCCGCCCACGGCGCACACACTCTGCGCGTACCGCGCCGGCACCGACTAGATAGTCGTGAATCTCTCGCCAGCGGGCGCGCGTGATCCTGCCGTGTAGCCCGCTCAGGTACGCCACATCGCCGGCCCACGAAACCGTTAAAACGGCGACGTATGGCTCACCCCACCGATACGTTGCGCCGTCCTGCAGCCTCAGCGTCTCGACAATCGAGTCGGCGTGCAGGGCCACCGCTCAATCCTGGTCACTCGCAAACATCGCGGCTATTGCAAGAGCGCCGACGACAGCGACGGCAACCAGACCGAGCCACACAAGCCAGTCGATCAGCATGGCTTCAACATCAGCGAGCCAATGCCATGCCGACGACGCGCCGGGGCGCCACCACATCAGCGTTTGGCCTTGCCCTTCGCCGCCGCCGCGCCCGCGGTGAGTTGATAAAGTTCCTGCATCATCGCGCCCCAATGCCGCAGTACCAAGCCCTCGATAGCCAGCAACTGCGCCTCGTCGATTCCGTTGAGGCGATACGCCGGCATCTCGGCGCGGTCCATCGGCCCGCCCTCGGGACCGTAGCGGAACCCGCCGATCTCGACTGAAAAACGCTTATCCATGCTGTTCCCCTGTTGCGCCGGCTCGGCCGGCATTGGTTGAGCGACGCGCCCACCAAGGCGCGCCGCGAGTTGCTTGAGCGCCCCGCTCATTGCGTAGTGCCAGGCTCGCCGGGCAGTCCGGGAGCGGCGACGAACTCCGGCACGCCGCTAATACGCAGAGTGCACCCGGCCTTGCTGTGGTCGCGAACTTCGATCACGAGCGACGACATCTGGTCGCGCCACGTATACGCCTTCGTTATGATCCTCGCGGTCGCCGGAGGTTTCCATGCGTGCAATGGATACGTGCGTCGCAACGTCACGCGCCCATTGGTGGCCATCGTCGCGGTAATGATCGACGGCGCGCCAGACAGTGCGCAGATCACTGCCATCATCCCAGGCTGGCCCATGCTCGCGGCAGCAAATGGGAGCAATCGATAATCGCCGTTGCCATTTACGTGGATGTACGCGGTTTGCGCCGCGCCTGCTGCTACATACGTCATTGCTGTCTCCTAGTCGGCTGTCGAGGTGGAGACTCCGCGCGCCCAGCCCTGTAACGCATGGAGCCGTGTCCTACAGGTTTCGTACATCTCGCCCGCCGTAGCGATCCAGCGCGCTACCGATCGCTCGGACGCGCCCCCTCCGGCAGGTCGATCACCAGCAGCGGGAGCGGCGGCATCGGTTGAAGCAGACTCGGGGGCGGCGGTGCCGGGCGCACGATCGTCGCCGGTCCGCTCACGAATGACGGCCCGCTCGTTGAGCAGGCGGACAAGAGCGCCGTCGAGAGCAACACGATGCGCACGCGCGCGTCGATCAATTTCATCTCGCATCCTCCTACTCGTTTCCGCGAGCGCCGCGCGGTGTTCTTCCGCCTGCGCTGCCAACTGGTCCGCGAGCGTGCGGCCTCGTTCGCGCCACGACTGCGCCTCGCGCTCGGCGGCGACTCGCTCGCGGTCGATCGCGGCGAGCTCGGCCCGGCATTCGAGGCCGCGGCGCTCGTAGCCGGCCGTGTCGCCGGTCGCGCGCATGTACCACGCGCCGCCGGCAGCGACGATCACGGCGACTAGCAGGGCAATCAGGCTAGGCATGTTGCCGGCCCCCAGCCGTGCGCGTAATAGACCGGCTCGATCAACACCAGGATGCGCCAGCTATACCGTTCGTTTTCCCGCTGGTTTCCAGCGGTGATCCCCGGATTGATCGTGCAAGCCGCGTCGATACATCGGCTCGGATCGGGTGCTGCCGCTCGGCGACGCTGCACCCAGCCAAGCCCGCCGTTGTACGCGGAGAGCGCAAACGCCATGCGCTCGCAATCGTCGAGCGCGCCGGCTATGCGCTCATACAGATGACGCATGTAACGCGCCTGCGCACGCAGCGCCCAGCGCGGGTCGTAGGGCGCGGGCGCGGATAGCTCCGGATCAATCGCGCCTATCCAGTCCGCGGTGCGCGGCATGAATTGCGCAAGTCCCTGCGCGCCGGCAAACGACCGTGCATCCGGTCGCCATGCCGACTCCTGGTGAATCTGCGCGGCCGCCGTAGAAGTCGGCGCGGTCAGCCCCCACACATGCCGCCACGAGCGCATCAGGTCGCGCCGATGTTCGTAAGCGTCGCGCGGGATCTCCTGCGCGAGCGCGGTGCCGGCGAGCAGAATCACGACAATCATCGCCGCGACCATGCCGGCAAGGAAGTGCGGCCACACGCGCACACGCAGCGCACGCATCCGCATCCGAGAGCGCATCAGATAGATCATGTGCCAGTCCATCGCGCACCTCACTCCACGGTTCGGATATCAACTCCAATCGTTCCGGCTCCGACTTCGCGCATGATCTCGACGAGTCGTCGTGCGGCACGCATCGCATTGCTCGCGGTCGAGTAACCTTCGGCACCGTCGGCGATCGTAAGCCCGTTGCCGGATTTCATGCGCCAGTACCACCCGCGCCCTCGGCCCTGGTACACCTCTAGAACGTAGATGTGCTTCATAGCGCAAGCGCCATCGCAACCATTGCCGCGGCAATGATGAGAGCGCGCCGTAGCTGCGCCACGTCAACATGAGCCGGCTTCGCTTCGTGAGGACGCGCGTACGGGAACGCGATGCGGTCCACCCAATAGCCGAGCCACGCGCCGAGCGCTAGCAAATTGAATTTCGCCAACACGACCGACACTTGCTGCGGCGCGATCACGTAGATCGCAGCGAGCGTGACAACAGCGACGATGAGCCACGGCCACATTCTGCACAGTCCGGCGTCGGCACATTCGCGGAGGAAGTTTTTCATGGGACGCTGCTCCTGGTTGTGTGATTTGGCAATCGCTCTATGAGTCGGTCTAATTTCTTTGACTGGTCGCGCAACTCGTCTCGCACGCCACGAATTTCTTCCTTCAACATCAGATGTGCACGTAGCAACTCGGCGTCTTGACGATCGTCAATGTTGCGTTGTGCGGCGGCGCGTTCCTCAAGGATCGCCACGCGCCGATCCATCGCCGCGCCCCATCCGATCATGCCGGTCGCGAGCGCAACCGTCGTCAGCAGGTGCGATACGTTTAGACGCTTGTCTAAGTGCCAATGACGCGGGCGGTCGTTCATTGCTTCTTCTGTCGCCATCATCATCCTCTCGTCGCAAGACAATCAGGAGTCGGGATACGGACTACCGCGCGGCACGAATGAGCGTGTGTATCGCGCCGCGCCCTTCGTTACGCGCAAATCATCGAGCCAGCCGTTCAGATAACCATTTGAACCATCCCAACGATTTGATCCGATGCGCGTCTCGTCGTTCACGTTGAAGTTCAGCGCCCCAGCGTATGTGCTTTGCGCTTCGAGATTGCCATTCAAGAACACGCGCAGCGTATTGCCTGCGCGTGTTGCGGCAACGTGATACCAAACATTCAATGACAATTGCGCCGTCAGAATGTTTGCTCCGGCCTGGTCAAGATCGTATCCGCCAAGTGCAACCCGCTGCCGGTGATTCACGTTGACTGCGCTATTATTTCCGAATGCGAGAAACGTATTTGCCCCAGATGCATAACTCTTAAACCCTGATGCGAGAATACCCTGATAGTGTTGCGTGAATGAATTGCGCCTGAGCCAGCATTCGATGGTGAAGTCGCCCGTGCCGAAATCGAAATCTGAATCTGCGCCAACGCTCAGGTAATCGCCGTTGCCATCGAACAATCCACTCGCGCCGCCGAATTTGCTCTGCGCTGTGTCGATCTGTGCGTTACCGTTGACGGTCCATGTCTTGCCGCTCTCGTCAGTGAATGTCGTGCTGGCGTCCGAGCCGTTGAAATGCAGCAATGAAACAGTCTGATCCCAATACGGATCGGTTTCAGCACCGAACCGAAACGGATTTAGAAGCGTCACGCCGGCACTCCGATCAAATACACTTTGAGGCCCGCACCTGCAATCGTCGACCCAACCTGGTCAATGTCAATCGTGATCTCCGCATCGTCGGCCAGCGACGCATCGGAAATCACCGCAGGTGTCCCTGCTGTCGTTGACGTTTTCGTGGTTGCATCAATCGTCAGCTTCGTTGACAAGATCGACGCGCCTCCCTCGTTGATGTCCACTTGAATCGCCGAGCCGGTCGGCGCTGTCGTCACCGATGCGCGCACTGCCACTAGCGTAAATGCAAATGGCATCCGAAACGTGATCTTGTCGCCGCCGGTCGTCAGCGGTGTCGTCTCGTCCGAGACGGCAACAGGGATAGCCTGCAATCCGCCGCCGCTTCCAGATACGCCGACGACTTCCGAGCCGTCGCAATACACAATTGCCGTCGCGCCCGCAGCGACCTCTGCCTCTGATGCGCCAGTGCCGGCACCAGCGCACACGACGGTCGCATCGTAGCTAGTGTCATTCGTGACTAGCTTCCAGCCATGCAGCGCCGGCAGCGCAACGACGAAATCCGCCGACAACGTACCGGCCGTCAACATCAATCGTGCATTGCCGCGAAAAACTGCGCTCGATACGGTATTGCTACCGTTGTCGCACGCGAAATCGTCCGACTCTGTGATCGCATTCTCAAGAGCCTGAATCGCAACATTACACGCGGTCGCCTTTTGCGTTTGCTGCTCGTCAATCAGCGTAATGCCGAGGTTTGTCGTGCTCATACTGTGGCCGTCCCTGAGTGTCCGCGACCGATGCGCGCGCTCATCTGATAGATGCGCACGCTAACCGTGCCGGCGGATTGCGGCAAACCGAAATCGGTTGTTTGCTGTGCCGCCGTGTACGTCACCGTCGGCACGCTCGCGGTCAATGTGCGAACAACTGTCGCGCCGTCCATGATGTCGATTTCATACGATTCCGTCGGCTCATCGAGCGGCACATCGTAGGTGTCTTTCCATTCGGCATTGATTCGAGCGCGCCGCGTCCATGTAATGTCAACGTCGCCTCCGCCCCACTCGCCAACAATGTTGATCGGCGACAGCGGCTTGATCGAATTGCCCTCTAGCACCAACGGAATTTCCAATGCATCATCGAGCGCCTTGCCATTAGACACCGCTTTGTAATGCCGCAATAGATTGATCTCGCCCATTGGCATGAGCGTGTTGTAGGTCGTCATGACAGACAACAGCGCGAACGGTTCCCAGGGCACATGCGTGCCAGTGAATCGCTCAGTGCCTTTCCTGCCTCGCAGGATGCGCGAGATACGCCAAATGTTATCGCCGACCAGTTCGGCATTCGCGAATTGGATAATCTCGATCCCGGTCGGCGTTTGCACCGCAGCGAGGTTGGCTCCGTTATAGACTGCGAAGTCACTCACTGTTGATAGGCTGCCGTTGGTCAGCACGATATCGAGCGTGTTAGCTGTATCGAACGTATTGCCGACCGTCCAATCACCCAGCGCGTTGATCGTGCGCCCATATACCGACTCGGCATTAACCCAGTGCACCACCGAATAATTCGAGCCGCCGTCCAGCGATTTGAAGAACCCTGCACCAGCCCAAGCTTTCGTGCGCGTGTCGCGACCGAATGCCGAATACATGATGAGCACGTCGTCGGAATCACGCAGTGGCGGCACGTCCATCAGGATCATGTCGGTGAACGCAATCTCACCGATGCCGCCCTGCCTCGGCCCTTGATACCGCGGCGACCATCCAAACACATCTACATAGATCGAGTCCTCGTCGGGCACGCCTTCGCATTCCAGCAGCGGTCGTGCTCGCGTAATTTTTTCGATCCGAACACGCATCATGCGCCCGCTTGTGTGCGGCAGCATGACGCAATCGCCAGGGACCAACTCGTCGTAACTATGCGGCAACGCGAAGCGAATCGTGCTGCGGCTTGCGTGCGCCAGCATCAGATTCACCCAGGCTGCGATCGCGCCGACCTGCGCATCGCACGCTACCGGAACCTCGATCGTTAGCGGGGCAATCGACGATCCGATATTGCGCTCGGCGGCTTGGACGCCGGGATCATAGTCGGCATCGACATCAACGAACGTAAGTTCCAAGCGACGCGGAACCTCCATGTCCTCGGTGTGCACCATCTCATACGCTGGCGCAGCATCCGATGCTGTTAGTTCGAACGTCGCTGCGCCAAGATCGCCAGCATCGATGATCTTGACTGCTGCGGCGCCGCGCTTGACGAGTCGGAGTTTCTCACCAACCTCCGGCATGTCGAAAAAGTACATCGGCCGCAACGACTCAATGGCGGCGCGCGCGCTCGTTTGTCGTGCGACCTTGAAGCCCGGCACGAGATCGGTTCCGGCCGTTGCGTCGAGATTGACGGACGGCAGGCCGGCACGATCGCAAATATCTTCGACGATCGAGCGCAGCGTGACAGCAGCGCCGCGCACCGCACCGCCTGGCGACTCGATAATCGCTACCGTTTCGCGTCCGCCTGGTTCGTCAATCAGCGCAGTGAAGCGCCCGTTGCCGAGATCCTTCGGCGCGCGAATATATCGACCTGCGTAGTCGTCGCCTTCGTATGTGCATGGCCCAACGAGAATTTCCAGCGTGTCGGGATCGAGCAACGCCATGTAGAGCACCGAGCCGCCGGAGAATCCGACTACAAGTCCATCGGCCAATTCATTCCAGACAGCAAACGTTGGATCGAATCCGAGCCCGGTCGGGTATGCGGTAAGCCCGGTTGCCATTGCTTGCGGATTGCCTGACGTTGATACGTCGACGGACGCAATGCCGCTGAACCGCGTCACAACGTAGACCGATTCGCGGCTAGGTGCATAGACGAGCGATAGATCGCGCTGCGTCGTGTCTGAGCCTGTAGCGCCGGTCAGTTGCGTTGCACCGCCGCCGTCATCAAACCACCCGGTCCATGTCTGCCACGAAAACGCGATGTTATATCCGCCGCCACCATATAAGTCGTTGTCTAAAGGAACGTAGACAACATCCGCGATCCTGCCGACACGACCCTCGTTGTCGTCAACATGCCATGCGTAGCCATAGAACGGTGTTTGTTCGCCGTTGACCAGACGCGAACGACGATATCCGATGATCGCCGTGGCCTGCGTCCACCAACCCGCTTCGCCGCGCAGCGTAACGCCTGGTATTCCATCGTATCCGTCATTCGGATAGATCGAGTAAAGCACCTCATAGAGCGCACCAGAGCCGCCGCGCTCGCCAGTCGTCGGGTAATTACCCCATGCGCCCGCCATCAACGCACGCGATGCGTGCAGCGTTTGTCCGTCGTAGATGTATTCGATCGGCGCGGTGTAGTACGTCGAGATACGCAGCCCGCCAAATGCAACGCGCACCAAGCCGTTCTCTGGATCAAACCCGATACCACCGATGCCGACATCGCCGCCAGAAAACTGCCAGAGCGGGAACGCAAGCGCCGACCGAAATACCGGCACATCGCCGCTAACATCGTAGATTTCTAGTTGTCGCGTCGTGCCGTCGCCCTCGGTCGCGACATAGAGCAGTTTGTTTGCGACATCGAGCGCAGTCGAATTCGATCCATGCGAATGCGCAACCGTCTGCCCGATAAATGCGCCGTCCTGCTGCACTTCGGTTTTGCGAATCGGCGCTACCGGGCAGCTCATCCCGGTAAGGTCTTGCGCGACTTCAACCTCGATCGTCGGCGGTCGGTGCCCGAACTGGATGCCCTCCAGGTTGTCGATCGCGAGCATGACCGTGCCGCGATACGCAACAGCATTCTCAGGTTCGACCGCAGCCTCATACGTCGGATCGGGTAATTGCGTTTCCGTTCCGAGATAGACACGCACCTCGCCGGCTGGCAGCGCCTCCTGATCGAGTAGCCACGTTGCACCATTCCAGCGCGCGATCAACCTGCCATTCGCCCACACGCGCAGGATGCCGGCCTGCGGCCCCTCGCAAACAGCGAGCAGCAGGTTCATGCGCGAGACTTCCATCTCTGCGCCGCCGCCGCCTTTGCCGCCGACTTGCTCGGTGCGAATCTGCAAACCACTCCACCAGACAATTTGCGTAGCGTGGCGCATCGTGCCGTAGTTGAGCGGTATCGGCTGGCCGTAGACCGACGACGTGAATTTACCGTCGCCAATCGAAGGACCGCGCTGTTTTGTTTGCAGCAGCAATGACGCAGCGACCGAGCCAACCATCCAGCCCCAGCCGGCGCCCGTCATCCCGAGGAACGTCGCGCCAGCAGCAGCGCCGGCAGCCGTTGCCACGCTCTGCCCGATGGCCGCCCCGGCCGCAGCGATGACGAGCTGTGCCACTACACAACCCCTGGCACTGTGTAGACGCCGGCAATGCGCCGCACCCAGGCGTCCGGTAACGTCGTCTCGACAACGCGACCATCCTCGCCGCGCGCGTGAACGATGCGGCGCGGCTCGACGAGCACAGCAAAATGCTGCGGCAGGCGGCGCAGACGCATCAGCAGCACGTCGCCAATCTCCGCTGTGTGCTGTCGTTCCATCTGCTCATCGCAAAGCCGCATTAACAAATCGTCCATCGGCACACGACCATACGCGCGAAAGTCGAAGTCCGTCAGCCCGAGCGCGTGAGCAGAGCAAATGACCAATCCGATGCAATCGACACCATGCCGGTTACGGCCCTGATGCCTCCACGGCACGCCGATCCATGAGCGAACCTCAGCGATCCATTGCTCGCGCGCGACGAACTTCACGGCGAACCAGCTCCGTCGTCGGGCGTCGGCCAGATCATCCCGCCGTCAACGTTTTCAACTTCCGTGCGCGCGATGCCCTTCACAACATCATCCGATTGCGGCACGTGCGGAAAGCCGCGAAAGTTCAACACGTTGTCGAACTTGAAACGGCACGCGCCTAGCGACTTGTTGCATCCCGGCGTAATCGTGAACTGGTCGCCGACCGCAACATCGAACGGCAACGGCAGCATCATCTGCACCCATGTACCGTCGCAGGAGCGCGTCTCCATGCTCAGGCCGGCATTGTCTCCGCTGATAAACGTCGTCGTTCCGAATTGAAAATAGTCGCCAGGATCGCCACTCGGAATCACGAGTCCTGTTGCCGACCAGAATCGATTGTTCGTAACGCTGGCTACCGTTCCTGTTTGCGTGGTCGGCGCGAGATCGACTCCGCAACGGTCATCGCCAAGCAGCGCATTACATCCGGGCGTGTAACTGCGGATGATGTCTCGTTGCAGGATACGTTCAGGCCCGAGCAACTCAGCGACGAACCGATTGCCAACTTCTTTGATATTGCCGATCCATCCGAATTTGTCGATCACGACACCAGCCGTTGGATCATCCCAAAGGCATTCACCGATCAGAAACGACGCGCCGTTCCACTTGCCGGCCAGCAGATCATCCGCACTGCCAACGTCTAGCGCGCCGAGCACTTCGAGATCGGACACGCTCATATCGAGGCCGGTTTTGATTGCCGACGGATCGAAAAACGCAGTCGCTACAAAGACTTCTCCGTCGATCGTTATGTCCTGGTCGTGATCCGTATAACGCACCACCGCACCGTCGATACGCTCAATCCGCCACAGCTTGCACAGTCGCGACGAATGCGACTCTTTAGCGGCGAGGATGCCAGCAGGAACAGTCCTCATTCGCCCAGCACCTCGATTAGCGTCAGCGCGTCACAGAAAAAGAAAAGCTCGCTACCGCTGCGAGCCTGAGCACGCCACGCTAATCTAGATTCAGCGAAGCGCACCGGAACATCGAATTCACACGACGCTTCAATAACCGCCTCGTTCGACGGCGGCGACGTAAAGGACACAACACCAGTCGCCCTATCAACGGTCCAGCCCGACACTTGCTCGACGTTGTTGACCCATACCTGCACGCTTGCAATAACCGGCTTGGTGATCGTGCGCGAGTACGTCTCGCCGCCGATGGTGTACGCCTTAACAAGCTGGAAATCGTCAGCCGCACCGTCGCCGGCACCGATGACCGATCGCTGCGCCTGATAGTCGAACAGATCGCGAAAAGGAAAGATGTGAAACGGCCCGCGCATCGCAAGGAAGTAATCATGTATTCCGGCGCGCTGCTCGGCAGTCTTGCCGGTCGTCGATAGATCCCAGGATCGACGCACGTCTGCGACAGGCGCATTGCGATATTCGCGTCGGTTCCGCGTGACGACAATCTCGGTTAGCCAATCGTCAGTCGCGACTGCGCCGTAAGCGTAGGACTCCGGAAATCGCTGGTCGATGAAGCTCATCGGAACCGTCCTGCTCCGCCGGCCCAACCGGCGACGCGGGCCTTAACCTGGGCTTCGCTGCGCCGGAACGATTCGACATCGGATGCCGCAATATTGACGATCACATCGCCGCCACCGCTGCCGCCCTGCATCGTGACCGGAATCGTGCGCCCATCCGGCAACGGCACATACGCTTCCGGCATCGAACCTTCACCAAAGATCGCAGCCTGCGGAGAAGTCGCCACGCCACCGCGCGCATAGGTACGCAAAGGTACCGTGCCGAATGGCGTCATGATTCCGCCTTCCGCAAACGCCGATGCGATGGGCAACGACGCCCCGCCAAACGATGCCCCTCGACTCGAACGCAAATGACCAGGCAGCATTACAGCGCCATGCTGCGTCATGATGCCGCCGCTTGCAAACGCCGTCACACGCGGCAGCGTCATGTCGCCGGATGGTCCTACGATCCCGCCGGTGGCTTTGATGTACGTCGGGATACTGGCGCTGATCGGCGCGGCTTTCCCGCCACCGAACAATCCGCCGAGCAGTGTTCCGGCAATACCGCTGATTGCATTAGCCAGCGGTTCGGTAACGAGCTTGCGCGCGATGATTCGAATGATGTCCTGCTCGATCGACGACAACACGTCGCGCAGGTTCTTGCCTTCGACAATTGCATCTTCGAACGCCGAAGTGAACGACAATCCTAGATCGCGCGCGGCGTCGGATAGTTGTTTTGTCTGGTCGTCAACGCCGACGAACTCAGCATTCGCACGGTCCTGCACAATTTGTCGAGCACGCTTCGCCGCATCAGGAGACAAGAACCCGGCCGACTCAAGTCTCGCTATTTCATCGAGTTGCCGGATGTAGACACGCATCGGCTCGATTGCATCGCGCCAACCATCTGCCAATTCGCGTAGTTGTCGCTCGCCTATTGCGCCATCGGCAGGGCTACGATTGAAAATGCGCTGCAAGATTTTGTCGTAGTCCTCGGCGCTCAATCCTAGATCGAAGAACGCGCGGTCTAGCAACTCCAGAGCGCGAACCGAATCTCCGCTGTTGCTGGTCAGATCAACAAGCGCCGATTCGAGCGCGCCGGCATACACCTTCGGATCGAGTCCAATCGTCAGCAATCCGTTAAGCCGTTCGATGACGACTTCTAGCTCACGCGCTTTGACGACTGGTGCATCGCTCACCAGGCGCGAGACGATCCCGCTAACCTTCGCCTCGAAGTCCTCGAACGCACGAACTGCCGCCGCAGTCACCTTTCTCGGCTCTTGCGCGGGAGCGGCAAAACTCAATTTCCCGGATGACTGCGCCTGCACGCCGCCGCGCAACACATCAATCCGTTCTTGCAGCGCATTCAACCGGCCGATCTCGCCGGCTGTTTCAACCAACTCGCGGTCAATATCTTCGCGCGTGCGCAATGCCGGGTTGAATGCGCGTTGCAAGAATGACGGATCGCCTTTCTCCGCAAGCTGCTCACGAATGCGCGTTAGTTCTCTTACGCGGCCTTCCAATTCAACGACCCTATTTTTTGGATCATCGAACATCTGACCGACAAGATCAAAGTCACGAATTCCGGCACGCGAAAGACCGATGAATCTCGTAATGAGATTCAGCATCGGCGACGCAATCGGCGCTAGTAGTTCCTCCCGCAGAATGCGAAACGCATCCGCAATCTCTCCGAGCCGGTCTTTGAGATCGTCGGCAGCCCTAGCCTGTTCACTCGTCGCGCTTGCCGCTTCGCGTTGCCGAGACGCGAGATCGCCGAGCAGCGGCAGGTATTGCGCGCCAGTCTTAGATAGGAGAGCCTGCGCGACGGCCACCTTGTTCGCGTCGCTCTCGAACCCGGCCATCGCACGCGCAACGTCCGTCAGCACGTCATCTGCGCCTCGGAAACTTCCGTCGGCATTGCGAAACGAAACGCCGAGCGCAGCAAACGCGCGCGCCTGATCCGAGGTGGCAACCTCGGCTTGCTTCATCGCCCGCGTGATCTTACCAGCTAGATCAACGATTTGTTCTAGGCCAACACCAGTCGGACGCAGCGTATTGAGCAACGACGACAATGACTCGACCGACGTGCCGGCCGCCGTCGCGCCGTCATTCAATTCAGCCAATTCGTCAACCGTGTCGCGCACACTGCCAATAACCTGACTGCCGATATATGCCACGCCGAGAAACCGCAGCGCCTTGCCGGCACCAGCAAACGCGCGCTCGATCTGCCCGGCAGCACGGCCAGCATCGCGCTGCATCTTGTTCAGCGCATCGGTGAACTGCGCCAGCCGCGCTTCTACATCAATCGACAGGATCGGCATTACATCTTCCCGAAAAATTCGAGCGGGTCAGGTTCGTCGTTTGGACGATTCAGAGATGGCATAAAGTCGCTTGCACTCGTCGGCTTGCCCTTGAGAATCTTGCCGGCCATGTTCGTTACCTGGGCGGCGAGAATGCCCGTGTTGAGATCATCGCGAACTTCGCCAATAGGAACCTGCGCATGACGAGCGCACCATAGCGCGAATTCCTGAGCGCTCATGCGCTGCCCCAACTCCCCGAGCGTCATCCCGAGATGGCCGCACAGCACCATCGCAAAATCAACGTCGGGGGTACTCAGTTTTTTGAGACTTGTTCCTCAGTCATACCGGAGAGTCGCTCGATCACGCCGAACAAATCGAGCGCTTCTTTAACATGCAGCGACCCCCAAGCGTCCCATTGCTCCGATGTCCAGATGGCCGCGCCTTCGTCGTCACGCACACAGATCGCAAGCGCCTCGCATAGTTGCGCAAAGCGCGGCCCATCCCAAGTCGAGAACCTGAGCTTGTCAGCGAGTCCGAGTCCGTAGACGACAACCTCGCCGCCGAGCGATTCCACATGCACTGGCTCATGCGGAAAACTCGGCGGCGGGATGTCACCGCGCCGCAGTGCCATTAGCTCGCATAGACCGTCGGACGACCGAACATCGTCACGACAACAGAAGTCGTCACGAGGTCTTGCGCCTGCCCGACCGGCAGGAGCGTAGCGCCGACATAGCCATTGAACACGACGCGCTGCCCATTGGCAAACGTAAACCGCACAGCGCGGAGGTCTTGATTGTCGGATGCCTGCTTCAGCCCGACGAGCGCAGCATCCGCGATATCCCAGATGTTCTCGAACTGGTACGTCGCGGGCGATGCCGCGCCAGGAACCTGCCGGCGGATGTTGTCGTGAATGGTCGTGATATCGATAAAATCGAAATCGCCACCGCTTGCTTGCAGGCCGCGCGCCGTCGTCATGGTCAGCCCGAACGTGACAACCTCGAACTCTCCTGAAACGAACGCGTCAAAGTCGGTCGTGTCCTCACCTTCCAGCTCGAACGAATCCGGCGAGCCGGATGCGCCATTCGCCACGCGGAACACACGGCCATCGACCTGGCTCATGCCGTTTGAATTGATGCGCACATACGCACCGTTATCCGGCAGAGTGCCGTGAAACGTTACGACGCCGGGACTATCTTTCGAGATCCCGACAATCGCAACCGGAGCCGCCGCAGTGCTCTCCACATCGACGGCAACCTTTGCCCACTTTGAGACGTTCGCCATTTTGACTACTCCGAAAAACGCCGCGGCGCGGCAGAAAAGAAAAAGCCGCCGAATGGCGGCTTGCTATCAGGGACGACGCCCCTATTCCCAGAACTGCACTTCGAGCACGGTCGCCCAAAGCGCCTGCTCCGCATTGAACTCAGCGCGCCGATCTATCGTCGTGAAATCAGCGGCACGCACAGCATCGGCTACAACATCGCACAAGCCTTCGGCGTCTGCGCGAGTCTCGGCCATGCAGTAGATTGCGAGCATCGCTTTCGTCGCAATCGCATCGCCGTGAATTGTATTGATATATTCCGTCCCGGTGCGCTCGAATGCGATCGCCGGCAGGCTTGCATCTTGTGGCGCAATGTCCGGGTAGACGCGGCCATCTACAAGCGAGTCAACCGTCGTCGTCGTCGATAGCGCCGTATACAAGACCGTTTCTGCGCTCATCGCACGTCCCGCAATTTGGCAATGCCTTCGTTCATTCGCCGATTGAACGCCGCGAGCGCATCAGGCCCGGCGGCGCGAAACGCCGGCAGGAAGAACGGATACTGAACCTTGCGCGCGCCGGCCTGTATGGATCGATCTAGCAAGAGAGCACGCAGCCGTTTGCCGCCGCGCAGCTTTTGCCCTCGGCCTCGCGGATGCCATCCGGCCTCAAGAAAGCGCCAATAGAACGGATCGCCTTTGCCGCGTCGTGCATATTTTTTTCCGCTACGCACACTGATGTAATAGCGCACGGCACCGCGCGCAGTATTCCTGCGACCGCGCGCAACCACGATGCCACGCCTAAGCGCCCCAGGGATCCGCTGAGATTTGCCGAATACAGGTCGCTCCAATTTCGGAGCGCGATTTCTTGCGGCCTTTGCAAACACCATCGCAGCCGCGCGAGCCGCACCGCCTGCGATGCGCTTTTGCATCCTCGATTCGACTTCACGCAATTGCCGACGGAAGTCTGGAATGTCAATCTTCGCTGTGATAGTCACGACGGCACAGCCTCGGCTCTCGCCATGATTTCCAGGTATTGCCCGCCATCTTCAGGATCAATCACATCTATGATGTCGTACAGCGCGCCCTGATGCTCGATGCGCATAGCCGGCGTGATTCCGGCCCGGTAGTGCATGACAAACCGCGTCGTGATCTCCGCACCAGCGTCACGAATCGCAACGTACTCGCGCCCGCGAATCGGCAAGACCGCAGCCCAATAACTCCCGACGGATTGCCACGCAATTGACTCACCACCGAACGCATCGCGCGTCACGAATTTTTCGGCAATCGTGATCCGCCGATTCATCCGCCCGATTCTGATTCGTCCGCCGGCCACCGCTCAGACTCCGAGGTTGCGACGATATGGTTGCAGCAACGTGAACACGCCGAGCGGCAATTCCGTCGCAATCGTCCCGATCTCGACTGCCGAGCGATTGACGTACAGATGCCCGACCAGCAACAGCATCGCCGCCTTAAGTGCGGCCGGCAACGTGTGCGGGCTGCCGACCTGATAGCCAGCGGTGTACCGAACACGCACCGCGTCATTCTGACTGGCAACGTCCGTCGGCCACGACACGCCGGATACCAAACGAACTACAGGCGCTGTCGCCGTGCCGGCAAGTTCGTAGTCCTCAGCGTCGACCGTTTGTGCGTCGCCGTCCGTATCGATATACCCGATCGAATCGACTGCAATTACCGGCGCATCCGGCAATTCGATCGTCACGCCGAACATTGCCTGCCGAAGTTCTAGCTGCCACGCACCGAACCGCGCGTCACAATGACGCTCGGCAATCTCGCGCGCCGCAGTAATGAACGTTTCGATCAGGGGGTCTTGCGGATGCGTCGGCGGCGATCCATCAGCGTCCAGGTACAGGTGCATCCGCGCTTCTTCGAGCGAGATCAACTCGGTTGCCGGCGTATCGATAACATGTACGTTTGCCATTCGTCCGCCCTAAATGCTTTCTTCTCGCGATATGGCATCGGGCTGCCGATCCATCCCGCATAAGCCACGCGCAGATCGCGGTCCTCCGATTTACGCCACCGCTCGACATTCCAATTCGGATGTTTGATCCGATGCGCAGCGCCCTTGCGATACAGGTCCGCGTACCACTGCTCATAATCGTGGAGGGCCGTCACCGTCTCGACCATCTCGACACCAGGCACGATGCCAGCGAGATCACCCTCGGGCCGGATCGCGTCATCACGCACCAGCGGCAAGACTCGATCAAGTGTCGCAACACGATAGACGCGCACGCCGCCGCGCCGAATGCCGCCGTACAACCGATCACGCACGCGCCCTAGCACCTGCCATCCGGTCGTGCGCTTTGCGACCCGCAGTAAATTCAGCGCCCCATCAAGCACCAGCAAGTCGGCGTCGATCGTCACAAGCCAGTCGGCACGCGACGCTATGCCAATGCGAAAGCACTCGCGCACCGCCTCGGCGAATGGCGCGACGCGAATAGGCTGGACGTTCGCGAACAGTCTTTTTGCGTACCACTCACAAGCCGCCGCAGTACGCTCGCCATTCGTCCGAATGACGGTTACGACTTCCAAACGACCGCCACCAATTCTTCGGTTGGTGAAACCGGCGGATGAATGTCCACCCGGCCATAAGCGCCGAGACGATCCAACCACCAGCTCGGCGGATGAACGCTGCGGTGCGCCGGCAATCCATCGGCAAGAATCCGCCCGCCGACTTCGCACGAGATCACGAACATTGCCGCGCGACCTGCTAGGCCGATGACTGCGGCTAGAACCGCCTCGACGAATTGCGGTTCCACATGCTCCATTACGTCCATGCAGGCGACCACATCGGCGGGCTCTGGCGCGTGCGCGTATTCCGCAATCGCCGGGTCGAATCCTCGATACTCGACGACATCAGCAACGACCTTGCGCAATGTCGCCTTGCCGCATCCGTAGTCAAGCATGGATCGCGCCTTTGCCTTGCGCAAGACCTTGCAAACTAGCCGCGCATGTTTCGCCGCGCTTGTACCGTAATGCGCCTGCCGGCGGTGCATCTCAGTATTGAGCGCGCAGTATTCGTCAGTGATCAGCGCCAATGATTGCGCACCCAGGATAGGTTCGAATGCCACGGTTTTGCATCGCCGTTGAACTGCACCAAGCACGCATCAGTCGGCAACGGTTTTTTCCCATTGGCCAAATCACGAATGCTGTAGATACCAGAGTTCATCGGATACACCGGCACACGGGCCGCGAGCTTGTAGCTGATCCATGCCTGGTCGGACCCGCGAAAACCAGCGTCACGCGCAGCCGCAATCGACACTTCTCCGGCGAAGTCGTCGAACACCTCGCGATGCGCGCCGGGCGTCATCAAATACAATCCGCCGCCGATCCGCTTTTGCTGCGCTGGCCCCCAGTTTGCAATCGGACGCCAGCCTACGAACGGCTCATCTCGATCGACCAAATGCTGAATGCTGCGCACGACAACGAGATCAATATCGACAAGCAACACACGCTCGCCGAGACATCGCGCCTCATCAGAAAACATCCATAGTCTGCGATAGCAAGATGGAAACCTGCCACCTTCCGGCGTCAACAATTCACCGAGCGCAAGCGCTGCATCCGGCATCGGCAACACTTCCACATCAGACGAGAATCCGTACTCATCGCTGATGCAAACGAACCGATGCGCGCCCAAGTGACGGCGCATCGTCGACGCCAGTACATTAACGTGCGCCGGTTGATAGTTGCGCCCGCCCCATAGCCAGCAGCAAACCGTCAACAAAGCCGCAATGCCTCGCGCAAATCAACGCGCTCAAATCCGAGTAGCGCGGTTTCGCGCGTCGCGTTCACAGCCTCGACGCCAGCCTCGCGCAAGTCTTTCGCCAGCACCTTGAAACGAGCGATCCAACTCGCGAACGGCGACGTATTGCGCAGGCCCTTCGGATGGTCGCCGTGCCAATGCGACCGCCCGCCGGTACGCTGCATGTCGTAGCCGAGCAGGATGATCCTGCGCGCACCAAAAAGGTACGCCATGTTTACGGCTTGATAACCGCTATTCCCGCCCAGGTGCATGACCTTGCGCCCAAGCCCAGGTTTTGCGTCACTCGGCATCTCGTGCAACCGGTGCTTCTTCGCTGCAAAGTTTTGCAGCGTCCACGGTTCGCCAGCGAACGATTCGCGTACGTCCTGAATGTGCAGATTCCACCATGCCGCGTCGCAGGCATACAGCACGTCAGCCCACGGCGCGGCCTTGTACGTCGTGTTGACGACGATCACTCGGCGCGGTTCGCGCACGGGCGCGGTGCGCCATTCCTCCACGAGCGAGACATCATCAATCGTCAGACTCGGGCCGCTCGCGATACATACGATGACCGATCCTGGCCAGCGACCAAGCGCATCTGGTTGTTTATGCTCCGGCGGATCAGGCAACATCGCCACTTCGCGCACCAGTCCGCCGCGCGCCAATTCTGCTATGTACCTGTCACGCGCGACGATCTTTTGACCGTTGCGCACAAACTGCTGCGTGTCGGATCGCCGAAACGCACGCATTGCGATGGCAACCTTGTCCATGTTTTCGTTGTCTAGGGTAGAAAAAAGCGAGGCGACCGAAGTCGCCCCGCAACCCTGCCATCAACCACCGATCAACCCGAAGTGCCGTCCACGTTGCCATGCACGAACGCAAGCGGGCGCTTCACCGCCAGCCCGATCCGCTCCTCGAACAGAATCGACACCATGTTCATGATGAAGTCGTCCTCGTTCTCGGTGCTCAGGAACACAGACGTCGACATCCGATCAAAGATCGATGCCGCAGTCGCAAACGCGCCGACGAGAAATTCGCCAGGCGGCAGCGCGTCCGACTCGATAACCGGCAGACCCCACAGCCGCGCCGGAGCGCCACTCGTCGCGACGCTGAACTGATACCGATTCTCCATGTCCTTGAGCAGCTCGATTGCCGCCCAATCTTCCGGATTCAAAACGATACCAGTTGCAGAGTAGAACGATTGCCGCACCTGCAGAATCGCACGCCGGATCACGTCGACTTGCTGGTCGCCAGACACGACCATCGACACGTCGAAGTTCGTTGCCTGCGGAATCAGCCCCAGGATGTTGATGCCGGTTCCGTCGCCCGACATGAGCTGATCTTCCTCGACCTGACGCAGCATCTCCATGCCCTCGAAGTCGATCTCCGCACGCAGACGTGCGAAGTCTTGCAGCACTTCGCTTGACGTTTTGAAGTAGTGCGCGATTTTGCGAATCGGCGTTTCCTTCCGGTCATACGTCAACTCGGACTTCGGCTTCTCGCCACCTTCCGAAACGACATCGGCACGATTCGTCCTGACGTTAGTCTGCACCCACTCGACCAGATTGCTGTTGACAGGCACGGTCGGAATCAGCGTGCGGATCATTCGCGGGCGATACGGATTCGACACCAGCTCGGGATCGCGATAAGACCAGATTCCGTCGCCGGCCGAAGCTGCGTCGCTCGTAATGTCCTTGAGTTCCACCGGCGCAGACTGCCCCTTTTTCTGCTTGCGCGAAGCGAACTCTTTGAACTGATCCGACTCCGTGCAAATCTGGCCAATCGACTTGCGCTGCTGTTTGCCCCCGGTGTCGCGCACGCTCGTCTGCTCCAGCGCCTCAAGCCGAGCCTCGATCGCGCGGCCCTTCTCGGACAGCGCGGCGATCTCGTTCTTTGTCGCATCAGCAACCTTGCCATGCTCCTTCAACTCAGCATCGCTGCGAGCAATCGCCGCGGTCAGCGCCTCGGTGTGTTCCTTGAGAACGCCGAGGATTTGGTCTTTCACGTCCATCGCATTTACCCCTAAGTCTGTTTGAGAGCGGCCAGAATGTCGGCCAATTCGTTCGCCGTTTCGCTGGCAGACTCACTCCGCAGCAGATGCGACAGTCCGCGCGAGGCGATCGCGACGGCCTGGGTTTTCGAGAATCCTGCCTCACGCAAGAATTTCTCGAATGTCCTGAGATCGGGAAGGTCGCCATTACACAGCGCCGACTTAACCGCGTCGATCTGCGCGGCCTCGTTCGCCGGAAATGTGACGAGCGAACCTTCCCAAAGTTTGATTTTGGTGAGCTTGCGAATGCGATTGGTCTTATCCCATTCCTCGCCAATCGTTTCGTAGCCGATCGACATGCCGGATACGACCTTGTGCTTAACGAGCGCATGAGCCTCGCGCGCACGCGCGACTTCTTCGACTAGCATTCGCCCTTCGACGTATAGGCCGTTCGTGTCCTCGCGCATCTTCGTAAACGGCCCGATCGGCTCTACTGACATGTGCTGCCAGAGCACCGGCGGCAGGCGACCTTTCGCGTTCCACTCGGCAAGCGATTCAGCGAACGCACCAGGAACAACAATGTCTCGATAGGCGTCGAGCACGTTAAACACCGATAGATAGCCGGAGAACTCGCCGGTTTTCTCTACGGCCTTAACCTCGAACGGAAATGTCTTGTGCTCGATCTTCATAGTCAACCCTCGTTTCGGCTCACGCCATGACTGCGTGGATAACCTCGGCATGAGTGCCATCGCCCATGTCGCGAAAACGCTTGACGATCTGAACACCACCGATAGGTGAGCCAATCGGAATCAATACGTCAGCCATTTTCGCCAACTCCAGGTTCCTCGCCGATCCGATCCAGCGGCATTAGATTGACCTGCACCGTATACACGTCGCCACCATCAATCGGCGGCAGGTTTTCCAAGCGCCGAACCTCGTTGCGCGACATGTAGCCGTTCTGGAGCGCGGTCGAGTAGAACGCGCTTCGGCCGGCGGTATCCGCACGTAGCAATCCCTCGACCGCAAACTCGGCGTAATAGCGCAATGCTTCTTCCGCGGTGAACAGGCTTTTCGCAATCTCCTGCTCTATCCGTTTTAGTAACGGTCGCAATCCGTACTGCAGGAACCATCGGTTCAACGACTCTGCCGATGACGCCCACGATGACGCCTTGTCACCAGCAGAAAGCATGACCGCTGGCACGCCGAACCATCGGCAAATTTCCTCGATCGAAAACGAACGAGACTCAAGTAGTTGCGCATCGGACGGATTGATGCCGATAGTGCCGGCTTTCATCCCGCCTTCCAGCAACGGTGATTTGCCGGCGTTCATCGCGCCTGTTAGCTCGCGAAGATTTTCTCGAAACTGCGTGCGCTGCTCTTTCGTAAGCACACGATCCATCGAGTAATAGACCGTCGGCAGCAGCCCGGATTTGAATGTGCGTGCCGCCGCACCATTCGCAGCAAGCGCGGCGCCGTACATCTCCATTCCGTAGCGAATCGCCGACATGCCCCACCGCGATTGCAACGTGAAACCTGGCAGGTGAAAAACGTTTGTTTCGGGAATCTCGCGCGGACGCCCGTCGTCGTCGATGTAGTCGAACACGTAACTACCAGCCGGAGACCTGCGCCACGCGACGCGCTCTGGATGCAGCGGCACGAGCGACACGACGCGCCCACCGACCGTGCGCTTTTCTGCAAACGCATTGCCAGAAAGCAGGGCGGCTGCAACCATGCCTTCCCAATACACCGTCGGCGTTTGATCGGCATTCGGCCGTACTGACAACAACCGTGCGACCGGATGATTAACGACTTCGGTCCTGCCGGCTGGCGTGCGCTCATACACACCGAGCGGCAGCGTCGCAACTGTTTGCGACACAAGACGTACGCACGCCATGACCGTTGGTATCGTCAGCGCACGATCAATCGTTACACGCTCGCCTGACTCTGACTCGCCGCCGTACAGCGCGCGCCATTGATCAATGTCGCGCAGGCTAAAACCGAGCCAGTTCAGCACCGCCGATTTGATGCGCCCCGGCCGCGCGACTTTGTGTTCTTTGGCCATGATCACGCGATGATCGGATCGCCGAGGAACGGCGCAAGATCGGCCGGCGCAGGATTAAGCGACATCAGCGCAGCGGCATCGAACAGCGCCATTAACGGGTCGATCTTCGCGTAACCGGCAGCCTGCTTTGTGATCATGACTGCGTTCCCTCGCGGTTCGACTTTCGCGTTTCCGACACACCAGGACATCAGTGCCGAACCGCCGTGATGCAATTCACCGGACGCGAGCTTGCGTTCTACGGTTTTGATTGCGCTCTGCAATTTCCAACCCTGCGGAATGCCGATCACGGCATCCTGAGGAATGCTCGCTTCTACGAGCGCATCTAGAATTCCGCCGAGTCCGTGCGGATCAACACCGATCTTGTCGAGCAATCCCGCCTCGTGTATCCGCTGGCAAATTGCAACGACCTGCACAACGTCATCGCCGATACGATCCACGAACGTCAAATCACCGTCGCGTTCAAAGTCGCGGAACCGCGACGCCTCGGATGCGCGCTGTTGCACGACGCTCGGATGCGCCCATGCGTGCGACCACGCCAACCATGCGTGCGTCTGCGCGTCGCGACCAATCACCGACAAGCCGAGCAGATCGTCCAGCCCGCCGCCGTCGATACCGATCGTCACGACTTCGCATCGTGCAAGCAACTGGTCAAGCGTGAGATCCGCAGAACCTTGCTGCTCCCAGAAGTTCGCGCCGGCCCAACGGTCGGACATCAACGCCAGGCCGATCTCGATATTCAGATGTTTTGCCAGGAATCCGCGCATGGATTCCTCGCCGGCGACTTCGGCCTTCGCGAACTCACGCTCTAGAAACTCGACATCAACCGATGCACCGAGATTCGGATTCGTCACATAGAACTTCGCCGGGTCGCGATGCGCTTTCGCCTCGACCATCGTCGGCGGAAATTCGTAGAGCACCGGACAGAATTGCGGGTCTTTCACCGCACCGTCGCGCACGCTGCGCGCGTACTGCAGCTTTTGCCGGAACACTCCGGCCGGTGGATCGCTGCTCTGTGTCGTGAGCCAGATCACGCAACCTTCTGGCCGACTCGCTAGTCCACCGATCGCCTCACGCAGCATGTCCTCGGCGCGTGGCCACTTGCCGAACAGCCACAGCTCATCAACCAGTGTAACGATCCACTTTTTCCCAGCGATCGTTTCGCTGTCAGCAGCAACCACCTGGAGCTTGGCTTTCGTTCCGCGATGCGTGATCGTGCGAATGTGATCCTGCACATGCAGTAATTCGCGCAACTCGTCGTCAGCCTTCACCGCATCAGCGGCCGGCTTGAACGCATTGTTCGCGACCTCGACGGTCGGCGCGAGAATTCCAAACTCACCAGCATGCCGCCAATTGCGAATCAGGAACGTGAGCATGAGCAAGCCGGCGGTCGTCGACTTGCTGTTCTTCTTCGAGATCAGCAAGAACCACTCACGCACCAAGCGCCGGCCAGCGTCCGGGTCATATGCGCCGAACACGCTCGCCGCAAACTCGCGCACCCACGGTCGCGCAATCTCACCGAATCGCGGCTGCTCCGGCATGTCCACAACGCGCAACTCATCGAGCACCGCAAGCGCGCTATCGGCCTCCGCCGGGAACAGCGGCGCAAACGGAATCAGCGATTCGCCAGCAACGACACGCCGCTCCCAATCCGGCAGCGCAGTTGTCCACGCACCATCAGCCACCGCTCACCAGCTTCAACGGCGGGCGCGAGAGCGCGAACTTTCCGCCCTGCATCAACTCGATCGCACGCGCTTCCTGTTCTTCCTTCTTCCCGCCATCAGCGCGCCGCGTATGCATGTATTGCGCCGCCGCGACCGCAGCACGCACACGCAATGCCGGCGCTGCATTCGGATCGTTTTGCACAGATAGCAGAAATTCCAATGGGTCTTGTCCAGGTGCCGCCGGCAGCATTGCCGGAGTCGGCTGGCGTTTCACCGTCGATCGCTTCGCCGGAGTCTTGCGCGGGCGCTTTAGCGTGGAATCAGTCATCGCGACCGCCCTCCTATGGTGCAAACAGGACTTTTTTGTCCGAATGGGTAGGCGCAAGGTGAACGAGCCTCGCGCCCGCGAGCTTTCTTACCCCCTACCCGTCGCTCGCTCCGTCGCGGTCTTGCGCGCGTGACAGTCGTGGCACAACGGCTGCAGATTGTGATCCGCGTCTGCGCCGCCGGCTGCAATCGGGATGATGTGATCGATCTCGGTCGCAATCGTTGTGCGTCCGACTGCCTCGCAATGCACGCACAGGGGTTGCGCCGTGAACAATCGTTTACGACGAAGTTGATTCGATGTGCCGCGCAGCCGGTAGTCCGGGTGATCACGCAATTGCTTTGCACGAGCGAGGTCGCGCGCAGGTGCGCGAGGTCGTAGAGTCTGCATGTTTTGCTGGCGCGCCGACCTGCCGTGTGGCAGGCGGATCACTCGCAAATGCGAGGCGCGGAGATGATGCGCGAGGTTTTAGCGCAACCTATCATTTTTCGCAAGTCGATTGTCTGCTGCGCGCAATGCTTGTAGCAAAGTTGGATGATAGGACTGCCACTGTATTGCGAGCCGGCGACAGGTCGCTCGGTAATCGGCGTGGAATACATAGTGATCGCGGAGTATGACCGAGAGCCGCCGCGGCATTCCAGTAGCCGGCGCAAGTGCTTTGTCGACGCGCTGCGCATCCCAAGGGTCGATGACTGGCGTTGGCGTGCGCCGCGGATCATCGTCGGATGCCGGTCTTCGGTAGCGGCCCTCCGCTGACAGCGCGCGTCCTGCACCGCGTCGCTCGCGTGCCCATAGGCCCCAATTTGCGAGCCGGTCCACGGTTTCGCGCAGTTCGGGCGGCAGGATCAGGTGATCGCTCACTAGATGTCGGTTTCGCGCAGCGTCCAGACCCACCAGATCTCGCCCTCGGCGTCGCGGTACAGGTCCGCGGTTCCGGCTTCGACCTCGCCTCGGATCTCGTCAGAATGCCGCAGACCAACGCGGATCAGGTGCTCACGCATGACGCCTCCCATCGGCCCAGCAACGCAGCCGGTTGCCAGATCCGAACTCGGACGGCGACACCCGGGGTCTCGGAGTAGGTTTTCTCCGCCAGGACGGCGACGACGGACGCATCGTCCGGCCAGCAGATGCCGGCCAGTCCATCGGCGACGGCCTTGACCACGTTGTCGAGATCGGGCCGCGAGGCGTGCGCAAGCTCGCCGGCCAGCGCCGCCGCGCGCCGCGCCTTCGGCCACGATTGCGGGATTGGGAAGAACGCCCGCACGCTCAACTCCACCGGTTCCGCTATCGGAGAGCGCCCGTCCATAGCCTGCGCCCCGATCAATGCGACGGTCGATTCGTAGCGCACCGTCCGGTCCGGGGTGTATGCGACCGGCCGCCCGGCCCGCAACGCAACGCGGGGACGGCCCTTGGCAATTGGCGGCCCTGGGACGAAGAATTCGGCGATCAGCACCCCGGATACCTCCGCGCCTTCGTTTGCGCCACCAGCGCCCGATTAAGGCCGTTTACGGGCATTGTTTACGCCGGCTCTCGCCGTCCAGAACGCGCCGTCCGGCCCGCAACGCTCGTCCGGCCGCCTCGCCAGGACGATCGCCAGAACCCCGTGGCCGTTGCGGACCCGCTCGTGCGTACAGCAATCGACCGCATAGGTCCGCCCGCCGCGGTCCTGGTGCGGGTGATCTCGCGGCAGGTAGTGTGCGCAGGTTGAGCAGGGTCGGTCGGTCACAGCGTTTCCTCGGCCAGCGACGGTTCGCGCGCCGCGACGGCCAGCAGGACAGCGGCCGAGCCGTCGTCCGGCAGGCGCTCCCCGGCGTCCGCGACGTGGCCTCGCAGGATCTCCTGCAGGCGGCGATCGCGCTGCGCTCCGCGGATCAACAGCACGACCGCGTGCACAGACCGCGGGTGTCGCGCCCACCGCAGCGGGTCGCGGGTCGCACTGGCCGCACCGCGCAGCGGCTCAAGCGCAGCCTGACCAACAGCCGGATCGGCAGGGGCCGGCAACGCAGGAAACCCCTGGCTCGACACTCGCCCGAGCGACGCCTGTCGGCAACTCTCCACGAACTCCGCCAGACTCGGCGGCCACTCGCGGCCGGAGTCGGTTTCCGCCTGCACCGCCCGCGAGATCGTCTCGCCCTCGAAGCGCCCCAATTGCTCGGCCCAAATGCGCTTCGTCTCGACATGGGTCTCCACCGGGAACATCGCGCCGAGCCGCTGCACCCCCCAGGTTGCCGCGAATCTGGCGAACAGTCGCTCAATCCACGCGGCTGGTAGTGAGTGGTGTGTCGACATCGATGATCTCGTTGCGGTGCAGGCCGGCCAATGCAAGGCAGGATTCGGTGGCGGCGGATCTCCGCGGCGGTCCTCGCGGTACGCGCTCCGTTCGCACGAAGTTCCGCCAGGTCGCAGGCCAGTCTGTTTTCCGGCCCCTGGCTGCGGGCACTGCGATCCAGTAGTCGCGGAACTTGGCTGCGGTTTCCGCCGGGTCCAGGTCCGGCCGCCTGGCCCGGCACCAATCCAGCTCCGATTCTGCCGGGAAATCGTCAGGGATGCGCGAGCCGGTAGGCGAGCGGGGCTTTGTGCGTGCGCGCGCGTTCTCTCTCTCTGTCTCTGTCTCTGTCTCTGTCTCTGTCTCTGTCTCTGTCTCTGTCTCTTGGGCTGATACAGTAACGTTTCCGGAACGTTTCATGCGTTCCCGGTGCGCTCGGACGCGCTCAGTGGAGTCGTCGGACTTGAACTGCCGGTCATCCCAACGCAGCGGCTGAAGCGTAGCCGAATCAATCAACCCGACCTCGGCGAGCCGACGCACGATCTCGTCAAGCGTGGCCCGATCCACGCCCAGCTTGACCGCGATCTTTGCCCGCAACAGCCGGCCGCCCTCATCGAGGATACCGGCAGCCTTGCAACACAGGATCGCAACGAAATGCCATCGGTCCTCGAACGCCAGCAGTCGCAGCTTTTCGTCGTCGACGGCCTCGGAGTACATCCGGAACCAGCGCATTGGACGAGTCACGCCACGCGCTCCGATTTACTGGTGCGCTTTTTCGGCACGAAGAAAATTCGGATGCCGTGACCACGCACGAATATGGTGTTCGGAAACTGACAGCGGCCATTCATCACCATCTGAGCCTTGTATTCGGCCGTGCAGTCTGTACAAAATCCGTGCAGCGATTCCAGTTTCGACTGGATCGCAAGCTCTCGCCACATTCGATATTGCCTTTCGTCCTGGAAGCATTTCGGCGTGCCGATCGTCGCCACCGTAGAGAGTTGCACGTCACTCAGTTCCTCCAGTGATCGCGCGAGCTTGTGATGCTCTGGAATTTCAACAGTCAACGCAGCAACAATGTCTGCCTGCGAAAACGACTCATCCTCTAGCGTGAATACTCCGGATGTATTTTCCATTACATTTTCTCCCACTTGACACCAATCGTCCCGTGCCCCCGGGTCCGCCGGTACGTCTCGATGGCGTCATCGATCGTCAGCTGCTCAGACATGCCCCTTGTACTCAACGATCCGCCCGCACTCACAGCTCGGAATGTGCAACCAGCACGACCCCGCGCGCCGAGGCGGCCCGGCCGGCGGGACGTAGACGCCGACCTGCCACCCAGCGGGTGCCGGCTGCGGTTGTGAGCGACCGAGAAACGCATAGCCGCGCGGTCCGAGGACGTACCGGCCTCGGGTCTTGACAACGTAGTGCTGCTGGCAGAGGCCGCGCAGTGCGCCGACGAACGCATCGCCAGCGATGAGCGGCTTGAGCAGTCTGCGCAACTCGTGGTCGAGGTGCGCGCCCGCCTCGATGCTGCGGATGATCCGCTCGCCGACCTCGCCGATGCCGAGCTTGCGTGTCGGCGTGCCGCGCTGCGCCTTTGCCATTGTTGTTCTCCGGCGCGGTGGTCAGGCTAGGCCGGCGTCTTCGGCTGGCGATGCGCGTCGGCGACGCGCAGGCGGCGCTTTGTGACCACCTCGATCTGGTACTGACGGAGCAGCGGGATTTCGCCTGCGGCCGCCCACATCGACACAGCCGCGCGCGAGATGCCGAGTGCCTCGGCTACGTCCTCATGCCGACCACCGAAATACTCGATCACGTCAGATAGTTTCATGCCGAACAGGATAGACATCGATTCGCCAGCCGTCAAGGGGTTGACGAATGCCCGTAATCTACTTTACCGTTCGTTGATGGCCAGTCAATCGCGCATCATGTCCGCTGTCGAGTCGGTCGCCAATGTGGCGATCGGCTACTGCGTCGCGCTCGCAGGTCAGATGCTGGTATTCCCGATCTACGGAATCGAGGCCAGCTTGACGAGGCGGCGGCTAGCGGCCACCTTATCGATCGCGATAATCTGGAATTGGATCTCGCCACCGACACAGACGAACAGGACGCGCAAAACGCTTGACACGGCTGGTCAACTCGCTTACCGTTCGTTCTGTGGCCAGCAAGTACGCCACGGTGCTCACCACCAGAGCGGCAGCGGTCCCGGGCGAAACAGGGGGCACCCCGGGCTAGACGGGGCTGGGCCGGCGCGGCACAGCCGGCAGAGACACCACAGGAGAGAAACATGACCACCACCACCACCACCATGCGCATCCGCTACACGATCAACGACGGCAATCTGGTGTACGCCACCGAGACCCTGACCGACGAGCAGGTCGTCGCCCGCGCGCGGCGCTACCGCGAGATGCTGGAGCAGGCGTTCCGCGCGGAGTTCGGCGACGACGCGGATATCGACCTCACGATCCAGTACAGGACCTCTGGGTCGTCTGCCCGGCCGCAGGTCTACTCGGACGACCCCGACATCGACTACGTGTCGCTTGAGGAGCGGGCCGACGAGATCGCGCGGCAGACGTTCGAGCGGCTGATCGATGCCGAGTGAGGCCGACATGCACGACCAGATCACCGACGCCGAGTACCAACACGACCTGCGCGACCTGCGCCGCCGGCAGGGCACTCCCGAGTACGCAGACGCGCGCCGCGCCGAGATCGCGCAGCGGGCGTGGGCGCTATTGCACGATGCCGGTGCGTGCCTCGAATTCATCAACGAGCACGGCCTCGCCGACGGCGTCGAGGTCTGCCACGCGGGCGGGCGGAACTACCTGCTTGACGCAGGAATTCTGTTCGCGCTGCTGGATTCCGGCGCCGAACGAGAATCGCTCCGCGGCGCGCTCCGGGCTCGCATCCTCCAAATCCTCGCAGCAGACGACGGACCTATTGCTCGCGCGGTCGATCGCGAGTGGAGGTATCCGTCGTGAAATTCGAGATCAGAAACGTGTTCGGCGACGTGATCTACGCGGCCGATGCCATGTCGCTGCGCGACGCAGTAAAGGCCGCAGTTCGTGGCGGCTCGGACCTGCGCCGCTCGGACCTGAGCGGCCTGGACCTGAGCGGCCTGGACCTGAGCTACTCGAAACTGAGCGGCTCGAACCTGAGCTACTCGAACCTGAGCGGCTCGAACCTGAGCTACTCGAACCTGAGCTACTCGAACCTGAGCTACTCGAACCTGAGCTACTCGAACCTGAGCGGCTCGGACATGCGCTACTCGAACCTGAGCTACTCGAACCTGAGCTACTCGAACCTGAGCGGCTCGGACATGCGCGGCTCGGACATGCGCGGCTCGGACATGCGCGGCTCGGACCTGAGCGGCTCGAAACTGAGCGGCTCGAAACTGAGCGGCTCGACCCTGAGCGAGTACGGAATACTGGTTGGCAACAGTCCAATCCTGCAGATCGGACCAATCGGGTCGCGCAACGATTATCTGATTGCGTACACCGTAAGCGCCGGAGTCTGTGTGCGTACCGGCTGTTTTTTCGGCTCGCTCGAAGAATTCCGCGTCGCCGTCGAGACGACGCATGGCAGCGACACCACGCACGGCCGCGAGTACGCAGCAGCAATCGCGATGATCGAGGCGCACGCCGCAATCTGGACGCCCGCGCAACCGAAGACGGAGGCGATATGAGAACAATCGACCAACTGCGCATTCTCGCCGCCGCTCGCGCACGGCGAGATCACGCCGACAAGAGCTACCTAGCCCGCCGCCGCCGCGCGCACCGTGGCATGGACGCCGTAGGCCGCGTGCTGCTCTACATCGCCGTCGCTGCGCTCGCGGTGCTCATCGCCGACGATCTGGCTGGTGCAGATACGCCGGCCGAGATCGCCAAGGCGTTCCTGTGGGGCCGCGAGCAACTGGTGACGGCGTTGGGGGTAGCGAAATGAGCCGCCGTCGCCGCACCGCGCCTCCCCTAGTCCCGGTCGCCGAGGCGCTCGCACTGTGCGATGTGGCGCGTGCGCGGCGCCTCGACCCGCCCGTGCGTATCGACCGTCAGACGCTCGCCGAGGCGCGTGCGCGCTGGGCTGGACGAGTGCTCGGCCACGAGCGCGGCCAACAGCAGCAGGAGCAACTGACATGAACACAACCGGAGCAACTGACATGAACACAACCCGCGACGAGTTTCTCGCCTCCCGCGCAACCGGAATCGGGGGATCTGATATTGCGGCGGTCTTGGGCCTGTCGCCGTACAAGACCCCGCTCGACATTTGGCGCGAGAAGACACGCCGCGCGCCGGATGTAGAACCCGACGCCGACGCACGCGAGCGGATGCAATGGGGCACCGTCCTCGAGGCCGTGGTTGCAAACCATTACAGCGAGGTCACCGGAGCGCGCGTGCAGCGGATCAACGGCGCACTGCGCAGCCCGCGGTGCAGCGTGGCGATAGCGAACATCGACCGCGCGGTCGTGGCGCCAGGTTCCCGCGCTCGGTGGGACGACGCAACCGGCCGGGTACGTGGCGCAAGTCATCTGTTGGAGGTGAAGACGGCTCACGCGCTGGCGCTCAACGGCGCCGAATGGGGCGAGCCAGGCACAGACGAAGTGCCGCCATCGTACTGGTTGCAGTGCCAGTGGTATCTCGGCGTTACCGGCCTCGAGCGAGCGGATCTCGCGGTCCTGTTCGGCGGCCAGAAGTTCCGCGTCTACCAGATCGCGCTCGACCAGTCGATCGTCGATGGCCTGTTTGCAGAGGCGGCGGATTGGTGGGCACGCCACGTCGAGGCCGACATGCCGCCCGAGCCGCGCACCGAGGATGAAGCCCGGTCGCTGTGGCGGTCCCACGTCGCCGGGCGCGAGAAGATCGTCGACGTGAACGTCGCGAACGCCGTGCGCGAACTCGCCACCGTCAAGGCACGCATCGCCGAACTCGAAGGTCGCGAACAGGAGTTGCGCGACGCCGTTCTGCCGGCGTTCGGCGACGCCGAGGCCATTACCTACATGGGCCGGCGCCTCGCTACCTGGAAACAGAACAAGGCCTCCACCAAGACCGACTGGAAGGGCCTCTGCAGCCGCCTCTCCGATCACGTCGATCCGACGCTGGCCGCCGAACTTCTGGACACGCACACCACCACCACCGAAGGCGCGCGCGTGCTGCGCCTGAACATGAAGGAGCTTTAGCATGACCGACGCCACCACCACCGTCTCTCTGCCAACCGGCAAGAGCCAATTCTCTCTCACTCCGCAATCGCTCGACGAGGCGCTTCGGTTCGCCGAAATGCTCGCCAAGTCCTCGATCGTCCCGAAGGACTACCAGGGCAACCCGGGCAACGTGATCGTCGCGATCCAATGGGGCGCCGAGCTCGGCCTGCCCCCCCTGCAGGCGATGCAGAACATCGCAGTCATCAACGGGCGCCCGTCGATATGGGGCGATTCGGTGCTCGCGATCGTGCGCGCATCGGGCCTGCTGGTGTCGATCACGGAGGATGTCGGCGATACGGAGGCATCATGCACCGTGCAACGTCGCGGCGAGGATCCGGTGACGCGCACATTCACGATGGAGGATGCCAAGCGCGCCGGCCTTGCTGGCAAGCAGGGCCCGTGGCAGCAGTATCCGAAGCGGATGCTGCAAATGCGCGCGCGCGCTTTCGCGCTGCGAGATGTCTTCCCCGACGTTCTGCGCGGGGTCTACGTCGCCGAAGAAGCGGCAGACATGCCACCCGAGCGCGACATGGGCGCCGCCGAGATCGTGAAGGATCAGGCCGCGGCGAAGCCGGCGACTCGAGCTGAGGCGGTGCGCAAGGCGCTTCACAACCGGCGCGGCGAAACCGTCGTCGCGCAGCCTGTGCCGACGCAATCGCTCGACGACGTGCTCGCCGCGATCAGTCAGGCGGACACGCTCGATGCGCTGCACGCGACCACGACGCTCGCAGAGCACCTGGGCGACGAAGCGAAGAGGTCCGCGCGCGCAGCATGGAAAGCCCGCAAGATCGCCCTCCTCGATCCGGCGGCGCCCAGCTTCGCCCAGGTCGCGGACGCACTGCACAAGGCCGCAGACGCCGACCTGCTCGACGCCGCCGCCGATCTGATCGGAACCGTTGCCGACGAGACGCAGCGGGCCGAGCTCGTCGCGCTCTACAACGACCTGCGCGCGAAGGCGGCCGGATGAAGTTCGCATTTAGCGGGGAGGCGACGCTGCGCCACATGAACGCCCGCAAGGAAGGGCCAGAGGACAACCCGGAACTGGCCGTCGATCTCAAGTTCGAGGCGGCGGTAGACGCGTCACTGCTCGCGGCATTTGAGCCAGCGCTGGTCGACGTTCTGTATCTCGACAGCGGCGCGGTGCGCAACATCCAACTACTGCCGCTCGCGTTCAGCGCGATCCTCGTTAACTACCGGCTCGAGGCGTTTGGCTCGTTCTTCGGTGGCGTCGAACTCAGGAAATTCGCGTTCAAACCTGTGGATGGCCGCCGATTGTCGGTGACCTTCGCTGCATCGTTCAAGCCCAGCGGCGACGAAGTCGCGCGCTTCGCCGAGTATCTGACCGAGGCATTCATCATCGACCTGCGCCCGGAGGACGGCGAGCTCGACCTGCAGGAGCCGATCTGATGCCGCCCGCGCCGGGGTATCGGCATGGGTTCCGCCGCCCCGCGATCCGCGCCGCGATGCGCGCGGGCGCGGCGAGCGTTGCTGAGATCGCCGCGCAGGTCGGGCTCGCGCGCCGCACGGTTGCGGCGCACCTGGAGAGAATGCGCGCCGATGGCGAGGTTCGGCGAGTCGAGCATGGCCGCGGAAATGTCGGCGCGCGATGGGCGCTGCTGCTCCAATACCATTGGCGGCGCAGCACCACCGACGCGCTTGCCGTCGCATCAGGGCATAGCGAGCGAGGGGGCGCATGAACGCAACACTCGCGGCGATACGCGACAACCTCGAATGCGGTCATTGCCATGCGCGGTTCAAAGGTCCAGCGCTCCGCCGAGCAGGCGACGCTGCTGTAGCCGCGCAGCGGCACCTAACCTAGGGAGTCACACCATGCACGCAGTCACTACCATCGCGAGGCTCCGCCACTACAACGTCCTCGCCAACGAGCACGAGCGACTGTTGGCCGCGCTCGCGGAAAACCGGTCGTATCACGAGCAGATTCCGATCGCCGACGTGTTGCGGATCGCCGGACTCAACGCTGCGATCCGGTGCCTGTGCGCAACCGACGCGCCGACCCGGCTGTTCGCCCAGTTCGCGCACGAGTGCGCGCTGTCGGTGGCGAAGCGCCTCCAGCCGCCGCCCACCGAGGCGGCGGCGGAGGCGGCGGCGTATTCGTATACGGGGGCGAAGGGTGCCGCGGAAGCGGCGGCTTTGGCGGAGGCGGCGGTGACGACGGTGACGGCGGAGGCGGCGGCGAAGATTTCGGCGGGCCATGCGGAGTCTGCGGCGGCGTCTGCGGCGTTTGCGGCGGCGGCGGAATCGGAAGCCGCCTACTTCGCCGAGCGCGACTGGCAGCGCACGCTGTTCGTCGAGATGTTCTGCTCGGAGGATGCATGAGGATTGACCACACGTTTCTATGCGCAACGCTGCGCGC